ATGTTGGCAACAACATGACCTGGAATATTTTTATTTAGTCCAAGTAGAGAGGACCAAGCTCTACCAATATTAGTCATATTGGCATCGAATGATCCATACTCTAGATGTTTAGCTTGACGGATTTTTTTAAGCTTTTCGTTTTGCATTTTTCTCTTTGCTCTCTGCATGAGCAGAGTAGGCTGCGTTGATAAAATACGAAGCGGTCTTTGCAAGACTTTGAGGCATCTCAAACTGTTCGTCTGATAATGTTCTCAGCTTTTTATAAGTGTCCATGCTCAAGGCTATAGATTTATATTTATCCGTATCCATGATTACTCCAAGTTTGCTGGATCAAATGAAGTGTCAGCTGAATTAACTTCTAACTCTTCAACTCGGTGCATCCAGTAGTAGGTTGAACCAGCTGGTAGCTTTCCAGTACCTGATGCTTCAGCTTTGTAAGCACCAACTCTATATTTCTTGCCATCTGGTAAAGTTATTGTTCCTTTGAGGTCATAACTTTTTGGGTTTTCTTTATTTGTGTTAGGAAATACTACGCCTAACGATTTACGTTCTTTTTGGTCATCCATTATTGAATAACTCCTTTAGTCTCAAGGTTAGTTTTGATTTGGTTAAACTTTTCTAAAAACTCTTGCCACGCATGAGCGTTAGATGTTTTCACATCTTGCATAAGTTTTTTATTAGTTGATAACCATTCAGAGTAGGCGCCAAGATGCGAGACCTTATCAAGCTCGGCTAATGCAGCAGTAAGTTTGACATCAGAAGCAACGATTGCATTTGATACTTCATTACTGCTCGCAATATTGTCATTGGTTAAACCAGCAAATGCTGCTGCGCGTCCAACTGCGCTCGTCTCCGCTACTTCTAGTGAAGATAACTGGTTTATTCTTGATGATGATTTAAGTTCTTCAGCTAGTCCAGTAGAGACAAGCTTTCCATCAATCCAAATTTCAGATCTAACGATAACTTTTTTATCGTCATGGTATAAAAGCTCAGACTTAATTGTTGCATCTAAGCCTAGATTTTTTCTTAACATTCCAACTCTAAATGCAACGTCTGCATAATCTTTAGAATGAATTTTGATTGTATTGCCTTTGAGATTTTCTTTGAAATCCTTTATGGCGCTCTTTAATTTATCAGCTGACATAAGTAATATCCTCCTATGATTAATGTTGTGTAGTTGATGAGTGATGGAGGCATTATTGGTTCCTCCAAATTTCTTTAGCTCTGGCCAGGTGCTTTTGACCTATGTTCCAATAGAAGTTATGATCAAAGTTAGGCTCTACATCTTTAGCTATCTCAGATAAAATCATCTCAGGCTCTTCAAGATCTATGTATCTTGATAGCAATCGTTCTTTTTTGATGCAGTTTTGAATTAGTTGTTCGTAATAATTGTTAAGGTTTTGCAGCTCTAAATCAGCGCAATTTTTCTCTGTAAATACCATGTGGTCATCTGCAGACAGATAAATCAGATAAGGATGGATCCGATTTAATTTTCTCATGGCAAAACAATAAAAAGCCAACTGTTGCAGATGATTAACCAAAGGTGTGGATGGCAGTTTGGCAGAAGCAAAAGACCGACTACCATCCTTCTTTACTCTAGCAGCACGTTGCCAAACAGTTTTCAATTCACAGACCGAAAGAAACGGAGCATCGCCAATGATATGAGAATGCGATGACGCTGCAGCAGATCGCTCTGGTGCATTAAAATCTGTGAAGTGTAAGTCTGCTCTTCCAACAACTGGTAGAGAAAGTCTGTTATCAATATGATTGATGCTATCTTCAGCAACTACTTCTGCTGATTTGTGAGCGCCAATCTTTTCGAAAGCTAAAAATCCTTGTTGAATAGTTTGAGGAATTGTCTCCTGGTAGTGTTCTTTTTTTGCTCTGTCTTTTTCATCGACAGGAATGTACTCCATAAATTTATCTAAAGCTTTTTGGATAGCTTCATCTTTGGAAAGTTTTTTATTTTCTTTTGGAGCTAATTTTTTTATGGTTGGATTGAAGGACCAAATCTTATTTGATAGATGCCATTGGATTGCATCATTAACTGCAACTCCAGCTGCCATGTTTGCGTTGCCGTCAAATTCTCTTCTTTGTTCTTGAGTAGAAAATAAATATCTAAAAGCATACACACCTAAAGGCATTGAGCTTGAAGTGGGGGAGTGATGATTAATTTTTAAAAGTTCGTTTAGTTTTGTAAAACCGTCTTGTTGTAAAGTTTCTAACGGATCTATTATTTTTGTATTTCTGATCAACATGACGCTATTATAGAACGCCAGTAAAAATTCAGTTATCGGATGTAAATGTAAACTAAGGCTTGTGGAGGATGTAAGGTCTTAATAATTCTTCTTAAGTCCAATGACGTTTGATGAAGGTATGTTAGTAGCTGTGACTGCGTATGAAGGCTTAAGTTCTGTTTCTTGTTTTATCCAAGCTAATCCTTCTCTAAATCTCATTAGCCATAAAATTTTATAAACAACAACTCTTGCAGTTAAAATTCTATATTGCGGTCCTCTTTCTCCTTCATCGTCTTTGTTATCTCTTCTGTTTCTTTCAAGTGTACTTTTAGAAATAATATTATTTAATAATAAAACCGCATCATCAGTTGTTACTTGTCTCTCAGGATTGACATTGTAATAATAATTAAGATCTTTAATGTATTTACCATCGGTTCCACGATCTAAAGTTATTTTTAATTCTTTAATTACTTTTGGCTTTTCTAATTCAACAACATTTGAAGCTTTAGTTGTCTTTGCTTTTACTGCTGTTTTTGCTTTAATTATCTTAGTCTTTTTAGGCACTTTTCTTCTCATTAATATTTCTAGCTATTTTTAAAAGGTCTCCTTCATCCAATAGTCTTTTTGCTTCCTTCTCAGGATATTTTCCATAAAATCTATTTTTCAAATAGACATTAATTTCGTTTGATAATTTAGTTACTTCTTCACTAATTTTTTTTCTGTTCTCTTGATAATCTTTTAAAATTTTTTGCGCTTTTAATTGATCTATTTTATTTTTTTGATTTAAGCTTGAGATTTGTCTTTCGTATTTATAACCTAGTTCTGATAGTCTTTTTTCTGCTTCATCTAAAGAAATTGATAATTCAGCATTTGGAATTTGATTTTGTTTTGAAGTTTGATCGATAATTGTTTTTGGATCTACAGTAGAAATAACTGGAGAAATAAATTCTAATTTAAAATTTTTTAAAATATATTTATCTTCGCCTTCAGCATAAGGATCAGGATTAATTAAATTATTTTTACCTCTAAGATTTTCATAAAGACCAAAATAATAGTAAGTTAAAATTTCATCAAAAAAACCTTTTACCTCTGCACCAACAACACAAAGTTTATTATTGATTTCTAAATCACTAGCATTGTCTTTGTAATAAAATGCAACTTGATTGTGATACATAGATCCTCTTGCATCAATTTTAATTGCTTTTATATTTGGACTAAAAATATCTCTTGGTACGATTACACTTTCCTCTTCGGCTTGAGGATAAATTCTTCCTGGTGCATAACTTTCATCTAAATCAACATGCTGCAAAGTATTAACTTTACCCCAGACTGCAGTAGTTTTTTTTGTGAACAATAAATCAACTGGATCTACTCCTAAAGATTTTCCATATTTAATTGCTGTATCTCTAGATATACTTCTCTCTCCTGAAAGCTGATTGTAAATTGATTGTTTTGTTTGACCAACATTTTCTGCAAACTGTGTAGCAGAAATATCTTTTGTTCTTAATGCATCATTTAATAATTTATTTTCGCCAATAAAATCTTTTGGAGAATAAGTTTTTGCTTTATTCCATCTTTCAATGAAAAGTTCCTTAAATTTTTTCTTTTTAACTTCATTTTTTTTTAAATTAATTATACTGATTGCACCGAACATTACTTCTTTACTGTCTCCAGTAATTTCTCGAACATTTCCATTTTTATAAATCAACATGACGTTAGCTTGTTCGCCAAGTAAAAGTGATGCCATGTATTTACCAACTGCAACATCAGTCATTTCAGATACTTCTTTGATAAAATCTTTTTTAGTAATGGTACCGTTTGCTTCTTTAGTAAGATTGTATTTTGAAACTTTTATATTTTTATTCATATCTATTATATTAAACTAGTATCCTACAAAAGTAAACAGTTTGTTTACTCACACTCACGACGTGTGTAAAAAAGTTCTTGCTAATCTATTTAGCTCGTTTATTGGGTAAAAACATGGTTAAAAAGGTATATTTTAAAGGTGTTAAGTTCTCTGGATACAGTAATTGGCACCGCCAACAGCATAATTGCTTAGGTTTTAGCGATATTGACCAGGTTTCGACTTGTAATGCTTGTTCTAAGCCGCTTTTTTTAGCAGAAACCGTATTTAATAACGGTCAAGGCTGGAATAAGAAGCATAAAGTAACCAAAAAACTAGCCGAAATGGCTGGAATACCAGCTTATATTGTTTGGTATCAGCTTGTTGGAGAGATGATGATCCATGTTCACGTCAAGAAGATAGCTCCAGATTACAAAGACGGCTTTAACTCAGAACCTAAATTATTAGATCCTGATCATTGGCTACAGTTCCTGGAGTATCAGCAAGTTAAACATTATCCAGATTGTCCAAACAAAGAATTATTTAAAAAGAAATTACAAGAAGATCAGAGAGCCAACAGGAGGAAAGCATTTGCGCCAATTCTACATAAGTGATCCTAAAATATTTGATCTTAAAATGTCAGACTTTGATTTCAAATTATATTCTTATCTTTGCAAGAACTATGATCTTAAAAGATTAACACCGTACGTTAGGATGGTTGATTGCGCAGATCACATGGTAGTTCCGTTACCTAAGATCAAAGAAGCTTTGCAACGCCTGGCGCTGCTAAATATAGATTACAAACCACTCATCACTCATAATAATTTTACATACTTTGAGATGCCAAGATACAAAGCTTTCTTGGAGAGCATCAGGTTCACAAAGAACTATTCCAATAAAGGTTTCAACAAAGTGAAACAAAATATTTATACTTATCAAAACGGAAATTATGACAGTTGAAATATTGCTTAGACAAGAAGTCTTAGCTTTAACAAATGTAATTAATTTGCTCAACGAAGCTGCCAGGACAGAGAGATTTTTATCTGGTCCAAAACCGCCTAGAGCTGCATCAATGTATAATTT